ATATTTATTTACAAAGTTATTAACAATTAGTATGTTAACTACTATTGATTCTCTAAGCGTTTTAAAGTGCTTTGTAGTATGTTGCCCTAGAGAAGTTCTAAAAGTGCCTGTGAGCGCTAAAGGGGGGGTGTCTAAATAGACAATGCTATTACTATTCCAATAATAATAATATAAATTATGAATATTCTTAAGCTATAATCTTTTTCCATTATAAGGGCATTAAAACGTTTATCGGTAGTGTACCATCGTTTAATACAACAGATGCTCCTATAGCTTGTTTCTTAAAGTTCTTAGCGTAAACTGCTGCGTAGCTAGAAGCATCGACCCCACATCCAACTTGCATTCCGAATACTCTGAATCTTTTTCCAACGAACCATTTGCAATATGCTTCCGTATGTGTATGACCACAAACACTAGACATTAAATTATTCTTTGCTTTTGTTTGAGCCTGACCTCCTTCACCATGCTCGTAAAGTACATCATCATATACTATACTTTCTACCCAATTCCAATTAGGAGTTCCTAATACTTCATTATAAGATTTTATCCAAGCTTTAGGGATTCCACCTGTAAAACTTTTTCGGGCTGCTAAACGGTCATGATTTCCAATGCATATATCAGCTTCAGGAAAGGCTTCGTACCATTTTTGTACTTTTTTTATTGATACTTCTAATTCATAACCTGCTGACATACCATCTGGATCAGGTTCATGATAGCTAAACGCATGGTTGTCGAGGATGTCACCTATGAATATAACTTGATTACAATTAAATATTTCATATTGTTCTAAACACCAATCACGGTACTCACTTAAACAGAACGGTTCATGTAGGTCGCCTATTACTAATATATTGCGTACCTCCTTTTCACGCATCTTCTGTAAAGCGAGTATCTCGTGTGGCTTTAATCTAAATCTATTATCTTTTGTTGATGTCCGCAATTCCTTGTCCTAAGATTAATACACAAGCTGTTTGCCAAACTTGCGTAGCAACATCTTCGCCCCATCCAAATTTTGTCATAAGATAAGGAACGATTATACCTGTCAAACCATAAATGAACTTACGGCTCATAAAAATTTTGTTCAAAAGAACTTCTGTTATCCAATTTTTCATGTCTATATATGTTTTAAAATTAATATTAAAGTTTATATGATAATCCTACATTAAATCCACCTTCAGAATCTTTACGAGTGTAGCTTGGTTCTACATAAAAATTATCCCAGATGTGAACTGACATTCCTACTCCTAAAGTTACATTGTCAGTAGAATTTTCAGTAGGCATTTGAACTGATAAATACATATCATCAGAAACATTATACCTTCCTATAAAATCATAGTCATCACCATTTTGTTGTACACCTACCATCACATTGTCTTTGATCTGATAGCCTATACCAATGTTATTAGTGAAGTTATCTACACTCCAACTAGCACCATCAGCAGGTTCTTGTACATTACTCATTACCCTAAACTGTGCTGATGCACATAAGCAAGATAATGCGATTACTGTCGTTAAAATTGTTTTTTTCATTTTTTATCTATTTTTAATTATTAAGTTAATTTTCTCACCTCCCAAATTTATAACTTCTTTCATCAATAAATCCATAGCCAATGTGGAGTTATTAACACGGTCTTGTTCACGAGTTAGACCGACTAATATGCACCCCCTAGTGTCTTTTGCCGTATTTCCTCGATGAAATAGTATATATTTTCTGTCTGGAACTTTTTGTACTAAAAGATGTAAATAATCTCTAGTAGCACTTTGTCTTGCAGTTCTTAGTCTGACTTTGTATTCACCTTCAGGAATACAAGATATATTTTTTTGATTGTTTAAATAAGGATTTTCTAATGTATCACACATTAGTTCTCCATTTAGGTAGAGCTTACCTAATGTGGATTCGTCCGTAAATGTATCTCTAATTAATAAGAGATTAATTTTAAAGTCCAAATTAGGCAGAATAGATTGCGTAAATCTTACACCCCTTAACCTCTTGCACAAATTCCTTACGAACTTTAACAGGGTTTTCATCTTTCTTTTTATAACGTGGATTGGAACTATTTAGTTTTCTTTTTTTTGGCATATTTACTATCATAATTTATGAATTTATAAATCGTAAAACATATCGCTAATCCTAGTGAAATCATTGTTAAATATTCATTTGCTTCAACTAAGGATATTCCTATTGCACTACCGTTTGCTAGTGCTACTTGTGCTGTGTCTTGTATTTCTTTCATTTTTTTTTGGCTTACTTTTTAAGTATGTCTTTAGTTTAGTTAAGTTAATATCTTTTACTTTATAGTGTTTCTTCATTATGTCAAATCAGCAGTTAAAAAATCTCTCAATGTTAATTTGCTTCCTTTTTGTGCAGGTCTTTCAAGGTTCATTCCTGCGTAATAGTTATCACTTGAAGGACTGACATCCGCACCCGTATTTGTCGAAAATTCTGGAAAGTCTGAAGTATTATTTCTTATATAATCTATAAGTCGTTCTCTATAATATTCTCCTGTATTCATAACTTCTGATCTAAGGTGCTGTGCTTCTTCCGTACTTAAAGCATTTCCCGTTTCTGATGTCTTACTGTAGATGTTTCCGTTTTCCACTTTAAAACGAAGAAAAGGGATACATAAATGAAATGCATAGTTTGGCAAACAATCGCCAATGTAAGTATTTACTAAAGTTGCATAAGCTTCATTACCTGCATCATTAAGTGTATTTGCTATAATCATGACTTTAATAGCTTCAGTTAAATCTGTACCAAGTGCAGTTTCAATATATAGCTTCTGCGCTTGTTTTACAAATGGGAGTAAGAATTCGACATCGACATTCATGTTTATTGCCGTGGAATCTTTGAGCTTATCTTCACTGACGAAGAGGACGTATTGTGCCATAATTATCTAGGGTTTAAATATCCGTTATTTTTCATTCTTTGTGGTGGTCTTGCTACTAAATTATCATTCTTCTTAGCGGTAAAGCCTTCTGATAATGCTTTAGTATATCCTATCATTGTGTCATCATTAATATTTCCTTCATAATATACAGATGCATCATCAGCTGCCTTTGCACGATACACCTGACGCAACCAGAAATGTCGGCACTCAGGTCCACCTTTATAAAACCATATGGAATACGTAGATGCACCACGAGGACCGAATCCTGCATTTACAGCCATCTTTCCCATTCTAACGACATCTTCTTTACGATATACTTTTTTAGCTGACATCATTAATCTGCAAAAATCTCTGCTTGTACCTGATTTGTTTATTAAAAAATTATCAGTAGTATAAACATATCTCACTTTATAGAAAAATGTTCCTGATTTATTTAATCCATCTTGTTCACTTCTTGCATCAGGATTAGCCCTACCTGTTGATGCTAATTCTAATTTATCACCTTTTATATTATTTAATTCAGCTTCAAAATCAAAATCTTGGTGTTCACCATCAACAACTTCTTCATTAATTAATTCCCAATCTTCAGGTATATCTTCTAATGTTTCTAAATAGGTTTCTAATTCAGTTTTTTCTACTTTACTAAAATCTTCTCTAACTTCTACTTCTTCATTCAATGGTGCTAATCCTAATTCCTCACGTATTTCGTCTTGTGTCATTACCGCTTTAAGGTCTTGACTAGTAAAGTCTAATGTAATAGGTTTAAGCTGTACAAAACTAATAGGCATATCCATATTATTAACGCTAAATATCTTTCTTAAAGTTTTGATGATATGATTCTGGTACGGCATACAAACCGTATTGAGATAGTAATTTCCTGCTGCATTCAGCTCGTCTACATTCGATCCCAATCCTGTATCATTCTTAATTCCCATTAACATCGGACTCGTCACACGATGAGCGGTTAAAATATTTTGAACCAGTAGCTCTTGAAGTGCCAAAAATTGTTTATCGAGATCGCTTGGTTGTATAGCTGTTATCTGTGGTGTTCTAGTCTGGTCATCGCTGAAAGTTAAAATAAATTTCCCCGCGTTTTGGCTGCCGCCGAATTTAGATGCTAAGCTATTTTCTATTTCCATTCTCTCCTCACGAGTCGGAACGCCATTAGCGAAGGAAAATACATACGATCCACTAAAGCCCGAATTGATGTTGTTGAGATGGAACTCTGCCACTTTCTGATCGATTAAACTCCAATTATTTCCAGCCAAATAATCAGGAGTATGGTACGCTGACATATTAGGAGAATAAAGTCCTGTATAAAGTATCTGATTAGCACTTGTTCTATCATGAATATCAAAAGCTGACACTCTGTAAGGTTTATTTTGTCTAGTATTACTCCAATCTGCTGAAACATAATAACCACGCACTTTTCCCATTTCATCTGCTCTTTCTACACGAATTTTCTCCATCGGTATGTGATAAATTTCACTTATGTGAGTCCGATCCTGTGACCACACTAAATTCAGAGCGAACCCGCCTTGTAACTTAAAGTCAAAAGATATCTTTTTTACTACTTCTATTAAACTTTCTTGACTATTAGCATTAGCCATAAACTTCTTGAGTTTAACTATTGCATCTAAATTTCTTTCATCTTCATCATCTATTATTAAATCCTCACCTGCTATCATTTCACTCGTTGCATTGATAATCGCTGCATTTGTAGAACTGTTATAATAAAGGTCTACAAGAAACTGTGGATAGAGGTTTCGCCACTCATCTGTGCCGTATTCTACGTAGTCTTTTGCACGAGATTCATGCACTATTGGTGCAGTTGAAGCACCCAAATCTATACTTAATATTCTATCTTTCATTATGTTAAATATTCATAAAGGCTTTTTCTGTTAGCAGCAGTTAATGCTCTACCCTTATATATTAATATGTTTTTTAAATAACCTTGTAATTGATTAGTATCATCTGCTGCACTTGCTATGTTATTAATAGTAAAAGCATCTGCATCTGTTAAAGCTGTAGAACCCCATGCTTTATCACTATAACCACCACCATTTACATATAGTCTTAAATCTCCTGTAGCTCCATTCTCTCTTGTAAAGATAACAGTATAATAAGTATCAACAGCAATAGTATCTGATGCTTCTGTAAAGTTGTTATTTCCTGCACCACCAACCTTACATCTAAATCCATCAGCAGCATTAATCCTAAAGAAATTAGAACTGTCTGATCCATATATAGCTTTCTGTGCAACACTCGTAAACATTACTTCTGTTACAATACTAAAATCTTGATTTGCTGAAATAGACATAGCACTACTCATATCCATATACTTATTACCATTAAAATAAGGAACATAAGAATAAGCTGAAGAATATCTATTCCATTCAGGCTTGTCTGCTGATGTTGTTTGTACTGCATTATAAGAAGTTCCTGAGTCAGATACATCCTCCCAAATATTTATCATGTCATCCGCTTCCATTGTATTAGCATTTGTAGAATGTGCAGGGTCTAATTCCCCACCTGCATTTTCATCTGCTTCAATATTAGTATTGAATTTTAGCCACATTTCCAGATTAGAAATATCTGAAGGCATAAATCCTGTGGTTTCCTTTTGAGAAACCAAACTCATTGCTTGTTTAAGTGCTAACATTAGAGTACATCTTCATAATAACACAACCCTACACCACTCGTTAAAGTTATTGCGGTAATCTGAAGAAATATCGTCGTTCCCGCAGGCATTGTAGTATGAAGGTTTGCTATTGCTGAACCTGCTGCTGTTGTAGTATTGGATGCAGCTATTGAAGCTATAACACTTTCAACAGGGAAGTGTACTGCGTAATATTTTTTCCCTGACATTGCAGTTGTTGCTATAACATCACATCTGTTTTTCCCCATTTGTTCTGTTAGAAGTTGTTGTACATTTTCTATTGCCATAATTTTTTAATTTTTATTGTCCGTAATATATATAATTTGTAGAAGTCGGTTGTTCATATTGAGTGTATTCAACCTCTCCTGCTCCTGATCCTGATGCTACATAAAGTTTACCTTCATTTACAGAGGCTACTCCTGTAGCTGATAATCCTTGCACAACACCATTTGTATTAGCTACAGGTAAGACTTGTGTTTCTGTTGCAGGTGCAAAGTCGCTAGTTAGTGCAGGTGTTCCTATCCAACTTACTTCATATATCTCGTAAGCCCAATATCCATTAGGAACTAAATCCACAGCACCTGTAAACACATCTTCTGTTGTATTATGTACTAATTGCATTTTAGTATATCTAAACGCAATAGTTTGACTTTGTCCATATCCATAATGAATAGCTCCTGACATATCATTAGTTAATTTAAACAAGAATCGTATATTAGATGATTTAACACTTGTATCAATTCGGTTGCCTTCTGTTGATACATAAAATACATACGGAGTAGTTGTGTAAGTTACTTGTAGCATATATATATATAGAAAAAGCGTTAATTTATTTGCAATATAAAGAAAAAGGTGGCTTTTACACCACCCTAATCAAGAAAATATGAAAAACACTAATTAGTTGAAGTATTTTTATACTATCACTATTGAATTAATATCAAATGCTGTATTATCGAATGGTATTGTTTGATAATCTGCTACAGTAGACATTGGATCTTCCTCCATGCCGTCAAATGTCCAAGAGTAACCATTATGATCCCCGAAGGCACCGCCGCTTACATCTGTACCTGAATTTAATCTCATTCCATTTCTAACACCGAGTCCTACTATTACATCATGTGTACTGGTTGCTGATACTTTTTGATTTAACTGGGCAAATATAATTACTTTGCTACTTGCTAATAATTTTACTTGGTTCTGATCCGCTTTAGAAAGAGAATTTAGTTTTATTGTAATTTGTGGAGTGTAGTAAATCGTACCATTTTCCGTTGATCCTACAATCGTTTCTGTAAGACTTGATTCTCCACGAGGTAATGCATAACGATATAAGTCGCCTGTTGCGTCACCCATTTCAATATCTGTAATTTCACCTGATGCTACTACAATTCCTGTTCCATAAACTTCACCTGTTGCTGTTGCTTTATCAAATTCATCATAAACACCAAAGTACACGTATTTTATTCCTCCTGCCGATCTATTACACGGTAATCCTCGACCCTTTGTTAATGCTGTACATGCCATTGTTTATTTGTTTTTAAAGGTTAAAAACAGAGGGTATATTTCAACCCTCTATTTTGTATTATTAATCTTGAAGAACTATATCAGCTCCTACTCCTGTTTGAACTGCACCTGAATATCTAGCTACACATCTCAAATTGTCACTTCCATCGAGAGCAGCCATGTCCATGATAGTAATTCTCGGTCCTGTTCCTGTTACTCCAAAGTCCGAAACAAGGTCTGTTCCCCAATATAAATTAGATTTTTGAGCTGCTACCATTACATTGTCGTTTAAGCCAGGACAAACTGCAATTTTGTAGCCTTCAAATACAGGCTCATAATCACCATTCATATTGTAAGCATTCACATATCCTAATGTAGATACTGCTGAAATATAGAAAGCATAAGTCTTATTATTCATATAAATGTGTAAATCTTCTTTACCTAAGATTGCAGGTATATTTCCTGCCATGTCTGATGTTAAAGTCTGTAAGTTTGCTATAATGTTAGCTGCTGTATAAGCACCTGAAGCTGTTGATTGGATCACAGTTGCATCAACACCTGGTAATAATAAACCAACTACTGCTGCTGTGAAACCTGCTTTTAATTCTCCATTACCATCATCTCCTTGCCATATATCAGTTTCTACTTGGTCAGCAATAATTCCCCCCATATATGAAATTACATAATCTTCAAAAGAAGGTGGTGGATTACCATAAGCACCTGACATCTCAAGAGATTCCCAACTGCTCACTAAATTTTGCTTACACAAATCAATATTGATCTGTAATGGCTTTACTTCAAGCACCTTCTCAGTCATTGTGAGAGTTCCATAATCAGTAAAGTCGCATTCTGCGTTCCTTACCATATTTGCGTTTGCCATTGATTGAATGTTAGACTTATACCGCACATTATTTATTTGCGTTAAGTAGTCTAAACTTTTCGCTTCTTTTAAAGCGGCGGCGATATAAAATCCTGCTGCCTTCCCTGCGAAATTTGATGTTACACTAAATGCCATAATTTTTTATTTTTTAAGTTATTATTTATTTAAGTTATACAAGAATCTTTCTTGCCTAGATAACTTATTGTATTGTTTTTTAGTTAGTTCAGGTCTTTCCGAACTAAATTTATTCGTATTAATCGGAGCATCAGCAGGACTTTCTGCTAGTTCCGTTTTAAGTTTTTCATTTTCAGCTTTTAATTCTTCAATTGAAAATTCTTTAACTTCTGTTGTTTTTATTGATTTAGGATTTGTAGATGGCTCAGTTACTTCTTCAGCCATTTCTTCAACCTCATCATCTCCACCTTCTTTATCTTCTTTAAGTTTCGCAACGGCAATTTCAAGATTTTCAATTCGCTTTTCCATTCCTGCCCAATCGCCAACATCTGCTTCTCTATCATCATCTTCAGCTAATTCTTCTTTTGGTGTTTCTTCTTCTTCCGTTTCACTTTTTAGGAGTAGAACCTCGGCCACAACGCCTTCCGTCTCAACTCTAAAGCTAACACCTGTGTCAAGTTTATACGTTCCAACGGGAAGTAGTATCGTAGTGCCATCTTCCGTTAATACTGAAATATCAACACCTGCCTCTAATTCGTCTGCGGTTGATACTATAATTGTGCCATCTTCTGTTTTAGCCTGAAAAGCTAACTTGACGTCCTCGTCTTTATTAAGACCAAGAGCTACTAATATTTGTTGTTTTAAATCCATAGTTTTTCCTTTTTTAATATAATAGAATAGTTAATTATTTATTTGATTTTCCGCTTTCTCTTATTATCTCATTAAGAGCTTCAAGTATTTCTTGGTCAGTAGGTTGTGTTTCTGCCATCTTCTGCATTTTATCAACGAAATATCCTTCGATGCTTAAACCACGAAGTTCGCCTTCCTTTATTTTTTTCCAAAGATCATCATTCTCGATTTTCATTTTCACGAACCATGTGCCGTCGGGTAAATCATAGCCGAACATTTTTGATTTGTCTTGATCTCCCTCTTTTATCCAACTCTCAACTGTTAGTACACCTGCTACTCTATCTGAATGTTCGTAAGTTGCTTTATGATGATTGTTATGTCGCAAATAAAGTTCTGCTGCTTTTCTTACGGTTTCTTTACTGAAATAAACGTAGTATTCTGAATCCGTATTTGGATCAAATCTGAATATTTGCTTATTAGGAATTAAAGCGGGGCTAACCAGCATACGTTTATCTTCGTCTACCTTTGCAAATGTTAAGTTATGTTTATCTTTCCCAAAATAAACAAAGTCCTGCTCGATTGCAGGAGCTGACACTAAACTAATTGCGTCAATCGCTAATTCTTGATTATCTTCTTCAATAATCAGTTCTACGATTCGTGTGTTATTAGATTGTTCTGAATATGCTGCATTAGCATTTTCACAATCTTCTAAGGTGTCGTATTGGCATTCTCCACGATCACCCCATTTGTACTTTCCATCGTCACATTTTTTACAAGGCATATATATATATATATTTAGTTAATTTTTATTTGATTTTTAAATTGTTGATCTTCTTCTAATTAATGCTAACTTATCTTGGCTATTAGTCATGTCGTCCGTAACCACGTAAGCTCGCATAGGGTCTGTATCACCTCCTACTCCTGGTTGGTTTAAATTAAATGAACCACTTAGGAATTCGGGTGCAGGTGCATCTGAAGTCACACCACCACCACCACCACCACCACCAGCACCAACATCTTGTGACAGAATCTGTTTTACATTAGCTAACCCTGCTGCTAATGCTACACCTGCTGCTAACGGTCCTAATACTAATCCTGCAGGACCGCCTGTTTCTAATCCATCTTTATATGCTAGTGAAGCCATTTGATAAGTTGTAATAAGAGCTTCAGCTACTTTAAATCTTTTTGCTGCTGCTGCTGCTCTCTCTCTTTTTGCTTCATACTTACGATCTATTGAAGTAGTATCTTCACCATTTTTTTCAGCTAATCTCTTTTCTTTTGCATAATTATTATCTATTACTTGAACATTGGCAGCTAAATGTGCGCCAAGTGCATTAAAAGCTTTCATATTTAATTCAGTTTGAAATGCAGCAGCTTCTGCTCGTAAATCCTTTTCATGCTGTATATCTTTTTGTACTTGGTCTGTAAACTCTTTTTGTTTAGCTAATTTTTTATCTACTACCTTATCAAAAGTTTCTACTTCCGTTCTACCTATTTTAGTTAGACTGCCCATTTTTTCATTGTCTATCTTTTTTTGTTCCTCCAAGTCAGCTAATCTTTTTGCTGTTCCTTCAGCTAATATAGCATTGATTTTATTATTAAGCTCAATTTGTTTTGTTGTACTCTCCCCTCTAATATTTGCTAAATCTATTTCAAGTTGAGCTAATATATCTAAATCTTCTTTTTGTGGGTCTAAAAGAGTGCTTTGTCTTTTTTGTTCTAATTTTACAGCTTCTTCACCATTTTTAATCCTTCTCTCTAATAAGTCATTCTCTATTTTAAAAGCATCTTGTGCTGCCTTTAATCTTACTTCTTCAGACTTTGTAACATCTTCAGCAATTAATTTTAATTCTTCAATGTCTGCTCTCCTTTGTGCTGTTTCTACATTTAAGTTTCTTTGACTATCAGTTAACTTTTGCACTTGTTTTGTTAAAACCATTGTATATAAAGTGTCGGTCTGAATTTCTTTACCTATATCCTTAAAACTTTCGCCCATATCTTTAAGTCCATCTCTTACATCTCCACTTAGTATTTTAAAAAGACCTCCACCAAACTTTGCTATTCTGTCTGTTATTACATTAATAGCAGCACCTACTCCTTTAAAAACTACTTCTAAAACTTCTGCACCTCTTTTAGTTTTAGCAAACCAAGTAGCTAATGTTCCAAAAGCAAGAACAAACAACCCAACTCCTGTGGATGCTATTCCTGTTTTAATACTTCTAAACATAAATTTTGCACCCGCTGCTGCTGATCTCCACCCTGCCTTTAAACCATTAATAGAAATACCTAATATTTGCATTTCTGCAATTACTTCTTTCCCTTCCTCATTGACTTTCTCAATCTCTTGTTTAGTCTTTCTTATTTCCTTATTCCATTCTTTTTGGTCTTTGGCTACTTTTCCTATATTGGTGTCTATCTTTGCGTTTAATTCTATTTCTGCCATATCTAAAATTCTATTGCTGTGGAAACTACTTCGTGTAAATATACACTAGCTGTCCACAAATTATTTACATTGTTTCTATCTGTTACTTCTACTGTTATTGACTTATAATCAATTCCATCGTCACCTGTTGCTGAACTATCTACCATTGTAAATGTTCCATTAACTCCAATCTTTGCTATATTTCTTGTAAAGCCTATAACAAAAGCCATATTGTAACTGTTATCTATTTGTACTGCTCCTTTAATCTCTCTGAATGAATAATTACCTGCTGTTCCTGAGGTTCCTCCAAGTTCAAATCTAGTTAAGTAAATTTCATATCCTAGAATACTATTGTTTCTTACATTAATATAACCACTACCATCACCTTGTGCAGTTAATTTAGTTGCTGTATTATCTATTGTAATTCCTGATAATTGAATTAAAGACATCTGCCTATCTGCTGTGAGTGTAGTACCTCTGTCAGTTATTCCTGGATTACCACCACCAATAGCTACTTCACCTTGTCTGCTTACATTAGCTGATCCTCCACCAACTACAGATACATTGTTGTTTTGTGATTCTAAAGTATGGCTGTTTCCAACTACAAGAGAATTACGGTTTATATTAGTAGTATTTTCTTGTCCTATTATAATACTATCTTCTGTTCTGCTTGATACTGAATTTCCTCCTCGTATAAAATTTCTACTTTTTCTATATTTAACAGGCAAGTCTACATTTACAGAATATGCTACACAAGTACCACTTGTTGAGTCATAAGTATATCCATAGGCTTCACAGATACGCTGATTAGGTGTAATATCATTATTTGTTCCATCAGTAAAAAGTACCTGACCAGAAGCACTTACACTATAAGGCTGTATTGGTTGTCCTGGTAAATTTGCCATAATTTAAGTTTTTCAAGTTAATTATCTCTGGGTGTTGGCTCAAATTCTAATGCTATAAGCTCAACAACAGATAATTCTCCTGGATTATAGTTAATATTATTTACTCGGTAATTTTTGTTTTTTATTCGTACAATATCATAGAACCGAAAGGTATTAATATCACTCGAGTTTAATTTTATTTTTACTTTCATCAGTCTGGTATTACGATTATGTAGTTGTACAAAATATTCTGCATAATATTCATTGTATAAATTCTTAGGAGTCAAATTAAAAAAACCTGTAGTCTGACATGCTCCAAAATTAACATCATAAGCAGTAACAGGTACTTGAAAATTAGAGTCTATTTCAGAACAATGATTGAATTGTAAATAAGCATCCATATCAGTTGAGGAGTCACCAAAGTTTTCAGGAATATAGTAAGTCATATTAGCTAAATCTTTTTCTCCACAGTTATATAAAATTCTAGGTACATTTGCAAAATAATCCAAATCATTACCACTCCTATCACCTCCACAAATTTGAGGTACAATAAGTTCAGGGAATCCTGGTAGATAATCTCTACAAACTGTTGATGAAAATGGTGAAGCTTCTACTTCTTCCTTGCCTTCTAAAAGTGTAACCATATTTCCATTAAGTCCTAATAGACCATCCATATTAACAGGGTGACATCCATAGAATCCTGGATATAACATATTAGCTGTTGCTTCTTTAAAAATTAAAAGATTATGATCCCCATCATCTTCTTTATATTTAAAGAGTGCTTCTCTGTTTAAATTTAAAGGATTTATAGTTACATCTGACATGTCTACTTTATCTGTCCAATCTAATATTGCAGGATTTACCACAAGAGATGTATTATCTACACCAAATACAGAATTATATGGCTCTATTAACATAGAAGTATTATCATTAGGGTCAGGTAATGTTACTAAATTAAACATCTTAATAAGTGACTCTACAAATTCCCATTGTCCTATATCTCCTCTTGTTGTTCCTAACAGGAAGGATTGACCTATAGAATTTGCTGACATGTAACCTATCAGAAGGCTGTACTGAGCATCAACATCATCTTCATTTTTTTGTTCCACAAGTGTAGCATTACCACAAATAGCTTCTGGTCTTATACTTTCCCCATTGTTTAACATCACATTTAAAACCCCAGTATAATATGTAAAACTAAATGCGCCTACACTCCCAGTTTGAAACTCATAAGTAACCCCTGTTGGATTCCCTGTTGAAGTATTATAAACCGCCCATTGGCAGCTAGCAGTTGCCCCTCCTATACCTGTACCTGTTAGTGCTATAGCAAAATCACATGTGAAATTGGTATTATCAGCAGTACAGGTAAAAGAATAAGGAACAGTACCACCTGTTGTATACGCAGAAGGTAATGGAGTAGTATTACCATCTCTTAATTGCAATGCTGTCCAACTTGTACCAATAGGAACATCAGAGATCGGCCCTCTAGCTGCCCAAGATGCTTCACTTAGAGTTGAGGGCATTTCTCCTGTTCCCCAACTAAAATCCATAAACAATTTAGTAAAAGCAGGAGTAGTAAGAAAGACTGATGTATATTCAAAACCTACTCCTTGAAATATTTTCTTTAAAATATATTCTATCTGAATCCACGGTCTAAATACCTCTCCTAAAGATAACAGTTCAGGCATACCTACATTCGCATTATTATTATTACCTGTTGCTATAACCATATCTCCTTTATAATTAACATAAGGATATTTTAATACATTAGTATGATCAGTAGGACTTGCTAAAGAGCCATCATAAGCAAAGCTGTCTGAAGTTATAGGATTAGTCAAAGGTAATCCAACACCATCATCCCAACTTTGTGTAATACTAGTTCTTTTATATTCATGTTCCAACTCGCTAAAATCTAAGTCTTTAAACTTCCTTCCTTCTAGTGCTTCTTTTAAAGTAATTGTTTGAGAAAATAAATTTACATTATAACTTATTTCTCCTTCTTGATCTTTAATTGCTATAAGTTTTAAGAATCCATCAAAAAGTATAACCCCATCTTCTTTTAATACTGCTCTTGTTTGGGCATAAGGATTAAAATCATAATTAGTTTCAATTACTTTAGTTATCTCAAATACATGGGTAAATATCTTATTATTCCTTTTAGTATTAGGTAAGTCAAAATCTTTAGAATAACTTTGCCTTTTTTCTGCTATTTTACTAAACTCATCAACACTTAATGTAAGTGGCACACTTTCTTGTTCATATAAATCACAAATAACTTGACCATCATTTATATCGTGGATTAATTGAGGTGTGGTTGCAGGATTTTCTGTAACGTGTACTGAAAATACTCGGAGGTCATCATTAGTATCATGCCAATATCCAATCATTAATTCCATTGAAGAATTATTAGCTGTAAAATATACTTTTGTTCTTGCTATAGCATCATTACCAACTGTGAAAAGCTGTCCATCTCCTATTGTATTAGTTAATGTGTTTCCTCCCATCTTAAAATAGCCATCACTTCCTGGAGTTACTATTCCATGATTAATTTCTACATAATAATCAGCTCCTGAAATAAGACCTGTAACTGTTTGCCATATTCCACATATAGAATTTCCATTAGAACTTACTCCTGAAGCTGAATATAAAGTAACAACTCCACCACTCATTGTAGGGGCTGAAACTGCATTCCAAGTACAACCTAGTGGAGGCCCACATACAGGAGAATAATATCCCTGCCAATGCATATTAGGATTAAAATTTTGTCCATAAAGAGTCACTAAATCATAATCCCATGACCATGCTTGTCCTAAACCTGTTGATTGTATTCCTGCAGATATATTGAATTGCGGATCATTTGCATATTCATTCTGTACAGGTGTGCTGCTAAACGCATAACCATCATAATCTTGTGGATATAAAACTAATTGTACACTCATTACATTGACTGTGTTCTTTGTGTTTTATTTCTTTCTACTTCTATTGTATATTGTATTAATTTATCATTGGCTTTAGTTTTTCTTGTAAAGTCAGATGTAGTTACAATAACAGGTTCTATATATTTCTTAATAATGTCTGTATAATTTCCTGCGGGATATAATTCCCATAATTCATCATATTGATATTGATTTACAATATACACTTCAGGACTATTCATTAATTCCTCCATCCATACACTTTCAAGATCATTTAAAAAATCTGTATTTAATCTTAGTCTTTCTTTTGAATTAACTTTAAAATTCTTTTTTCCTCCTCTAAATCCATTTTTTGAATATTTAGCTTTATTCCAAGTTCCTGCTAATTGAGTATATTGCGTTTTGTTTGTTGTTAATGATCTAATAGATTTTTGGTTGAATGTGTAATAATCCCATGCTCCAAATCTATTCAACCAAGTAAGTCGAACACCTTCATAACCAAAAGAACTATCACAAATAATATTAACTCTATAAACATCAGTTAGTAGATGATGATGGTTGTCTTTAGCTTGAAATGTATAATGGTCAATTCCAGAAGCTTTGGCAATATCCCATGCTCCACTCCAATTCTCTAAATTTCCTGGATATACACCAAAAAATAAGAGATGCTGACTAGCATATTCATCATACCCACTATTTGTACCTCCATTTCCTGAATTATTAGACACTACTATTGGTGAGCCTATTTGTACATCATCTGCATCATACAGAATAATATTGATATAAGATATTTCATTATCAGCTCCACTTGGTGCTGTTGTAAAACTATAATCTGAATAATGTATTCTGTTGAACATAGCCACAGTACCATAGTCAGTCATCCTTGCATATTGAACTAAAGGTGCTGAAGATAAAAACCTAGAAGTTGCAGTATGTTGAATATAACTGAATGCAGTTGTTGTTCCTGTACCTACTTCATATAAGTTTAATCCTGCCAACCTATTAGGAAAGGTAGAAGTTAATATATCTTCATTTTTTGTATATCCATTAAACACATAATATTCATCCCCATAAGTAATATCATCATCTGTAACAACATAATTACCCACCAGATATTCTATTTTAAAATTGACTTGAAAATATACTGTACTATTCATGTTTAAAGCATACTTGTCAATTATATGTACAGGGAATTGTTTATCTTCACTAAATGCAACTTCTTTGTATTCTGATGTATGAGCAGGATCAGGTACTGTAAATTCACTACCTTGATGATCTGGACTTACATAACTTTCTATTATAGCACTAATATCAAATATCCCAACACCTGCATTATTTGGAGTTGTTTTTAGAGTTGCCACTCTACTTGAAGGTAAAACTAAAATTGCATTTTCACGAGACACATATACTTCTGCAATAAACTTCACTCTTGTTTCAGTTGTTACAATAGCATTTTCTGAAACTGTGAAGATAATATCCTGTGCCGCAGGTAAAGTTTTATACTGTGGTGTTTGTTCTATTATTATGTTTGCTGCCATTATTCTGTGGTTGATTGATTATTTACTGTATCTATTATGTCTTTTGCTACATTTTTTAGTAAGTCTTTTCCAAATCTTTTTAATCCAAGTTCTAAAGGTCTTTGAAAAAAGCTAATTCCTTTTATACCATCTCTTTTTATTTTTCTAGCTATTAAAAAAGCAAAGGATTTATTTGTAATAAATTGTCCACCTCTATTTCCTGCACCTTTCCAATTTTTATCTACTCTACCTTTTAATCTTCTTGCACTAATCCACTTCTCTATTATTCCAGATGGTGGTTGTTTTGTGGTATATTTATAAGGACTTGAAATTACTTTACCTTTATAATCTTTATAAGATCGTCTTTTTTTATTTCCTGATACTCCTTTATCTACAAATTTACCATAACTTAACATATAAATTTTTAAAGAGAATCCATCTTTTTCTTCATCTACTTTAAATTTAATAGAATTATATAAATCCCTATTAACATTCTTTTTACCTTTAGTAAGATTAGTTCTTGTTTGTTTGACTAAATACTTACCAAAACTCTCTAAATACCTTTCTATGTTTTTAGTTTGCATTATTCTGATACAGCTACAAATATTTCTACTCTTGGATCAAAACTTGCTCCTACAGGTTGTACTTCAATAGCTGTAAGATTTTCTAATGTACCAAAGCTAGGGTCTGTGTCTGCTTCTGCTAACATTACTGTTTCTGCTTGACATAAGATATGAGAATTCCCAGGAGTTAGTAATACTTGATAATTAGTTGCCGTACCTACTATTCCTACTTCTATCCAACCTGCTGTGTCGAGATTTGTGATTCGGATATACTTTGCTCTATCTACATCTATAGCTACTGCTGAACTATAAGGCTGTGTACCAAAGGTTGCTATGGTTGTTACATTTCCATTAATACAGGTTACGATTCTTTCAAATACATCTGATATTCCTGTTGTTGTTACTGTGTTTGTTGTTCCTCTCGTCGCTCCGTTTAAAGAAACGCTTTCAGAGAGTGTGGTCGTTAAATTTGCCATTGTTTATATTTTATATGTTATTTTTGGTGGTATTAATTGTATTGTTAGTTTTCCTATTTTTATTTTAAACATTATGTTGTCATTGGAATATCACAAGATTGGAAATCATTATCTACTACTATTCCTATTTGAAACACCCATCCCGTTACATCCTGGTCAAATCTTTCTGTGAACGGTTCTAATGTGTAATCTCCTTCTGTAAAATAAATCCCTGCATTTATATCATCATCATCTTCAGATTGCCACTTACTATTTCTAAATATTGAAATAAGATCAACGCATATTTGCAGTACATCACTATACACTTGTTGTTCATTTTCTAATCCTGGATCAACTAAGTCCATTACGAATAATTGAAAATTATAAGTAAGTCCTACTCTGCCTGTTGTTACATTAACAGGATTGATATGGAACAAAGGATATTTAGTATTCTTTTCGAGATCAATGCGAAAAATATCTCCAACAGTAGTAGTGCTTATTTGATAATGTGAATCTCCTATACTTTTCAATTTATCGATTAAGTTGCTATATGTCTTATTAGGTATTGCCATTTCTTTTTACGCTTTTACTTTCACTTAAATCTGTTTCATAACTTAACCATGTTAAGCACTCTAACAAATTCAATTTTATTATTGTTTCTAATTTTGATATATCTTGGTTACATAAACGATACATCACTCCAAACCATCCCCATCGGTCTGAGTGATCTTCCCTTCCAAATTCTTGCTCGTTTCCTGCATCTGTTCCATTAAAGATGATGGCAAAGTCCTCGAGAACACTATGCTGGCGAAAATCCAAAAAAAAACCAACGCACTTTCTACATTCTCTGCTTTCATCTTTTTAAACTTCTCTGCTCTAATATCTATGTTACTATCATAAGCTTCAATTATATAAGCATCGCCTTCTTTTTCAACTATCGGTCTGTAAAGAACACTCATAATTTCTGGCAAGTTTTCTTGAACCCCATTTTTTATAAACGTTTCAATATCAGCATATTCTCCAAGCGTTATATCTGAAAGCTGCGGATGGAATCCATATTCCTTACCATCAACTTCTATTATTTGTTTTAAAGAACTATCTTTTTCATCTTGCAACTCTGTAACTCTATTAAGGATTGCAGCAACATCTGATAATGCTAATTGCTTAATTAAAGTGTTAGGAATATTTGAAAATTCTGCTATAATTCCTTCCGCTTCTTCACTCTTACTTAATCCTTCTAACTCTGCTAATTTAACCCACTTCTCTAACGTTACTTCTTCCCAACTACTTATTACTTTGTACTTCTGTGTCTTTCCTTCTTTCTCGATGTTGACCTTCATATATATATATAGAAAAAGTTAATATTTAGTTTAAAATTTGTATGTTTGCTGTGTTTTAGTTTGTTTCATATACTTGTGGGGATTGCGGCTTAGGCCGCTTTTCCTTTTTAATACACAAAATACTTCCCAAAATTACTATCTACTTCATAATACATACGCATAGCTAAAGCATCTGCATAGTCAGGTGATCTACCTATCATAGCCTTTACAGTATCTTTAGGAATTATTTGTAGCTTATTATCTTTATCAGCATCTTTCATTCTAACTTGCTCAAGTTCTTCAATGATATAATTCTTTACATTGATGTCTTTACAATTAATACCTATCTGTCCTTTATTAGTTAAGTCTGCTAATTTGTAAAAGCATTGAGTTTTTAAGTTTTGATAGTTTTCATTTTTTAATGGTCTTGCATTATTCACAAATCCTTGACATCTTAAATAATCCTTTACACCACCACCTACTCCATCTTCATCTACAATTATATTCCTTAATGGTACTTGATTTTCTTGTTGTAATTTCTTGATCTCCTCTACAACATCATTTACAGCCGATTTAAGGATAGTTTTGATGTATGTAAGGTGTAAGCCCACCCATAGCATTATAACTGTTCTATCGCTTCCAAATCGTGCTACATCACAAGTTATATACTTACTACCTGTTGTGCCTGTGTTTTCAAATAGAGATACAATAGCATTGTAGTCAATTAGACTATCTTTACTTGCATCATATTCCCAATTACCATATAATAGTCTTTGCTTTGTTAATTCATCTAATTCAAATAACTGCTTTTCATAGTGTTTAGATATATAAGTATTGTCACCAACTAAACTTTGTATAAACTTTCTATAAGGTTTTAACTTGCCTTCTTGTGCAGGTCTATAGTATTCAGTATAAGCCCAATTCTTACTTGGATTACACGTTAATAATATCTTTGGGATTAGTCCGTTTTCATCTAACTTATATCTAATCCTTGATGCTACTATGTTTTTTGCTTTTTCTGTTATTTGATTTGCTTCATCAATAAAGGCTGCTGTAATTTCTAATGATCCTAAACTATCAAAGTTTCTATCACTTGGATATAAGAATAAATCTTTAAGTATGATTTCTGAACCATTGAAAAAGGTTATGATGTTTGTTGATCCATTAAAGTTGTAGTGCTTGTCTGCTTTCACATCCCATGCTTCACATACCTCGAAGAAAGTGTTAAGTGTAGTCTTTTTAAGAGAATCCAGTTTTGATCTCCCCATTAAGTATCTTGTCTTAGGATATTTAATACACATTAATATCAAGTAGCTTACACCTATCCATGATTTACCTCCTCCTGCTGCACCTCCGAATAATACTTCTTTAGTCTTATTATCAAATAGATACTTTAGGCATTCCTTTTGTGTCTTAGTAAATTCAGGATTAATCTCCAAGATTGATGTTTATTTTTATTGGTTCTTCTCCAGAAGTAATATCTAATCTATTAGTTTCATTCCAACCAAGTCTAGTCTTTGCTGCGTGTATTACAACTGAAGGTACTTTGTCTTTTACACATTCATAATACTTAGACTTTATAAAATCATTCTCTATATTCTGTATTTCTTTTACATTTGCAGCAAACTCCTCATCTTCTTTTAGCCACTTATAAAAGTTGGTTCTGCTTAGGTCAGTAGCTTTTAATGCAGTAGTAATTACTCCTAATGAACTCTCTAATGCTTTTAGTATTCTCTCTTTGTTGATCTGTGTTCTATTTTGTTCCATTTTTTTATATTTTGAGCGAGTAGGTGGAATTGCACCCCTTCTTTGACTTGGAATAGCCAACGCATTACTCCTTATGCTTTACTCGCAGTTTGCCTTTCTTTTAATGTTATCTTTTCACCTTTATACATTCCTGCACCTATTTTATCTATTTCGCTAAAAGGAATAATTGGTTTGGTTAAATTACTTTCCATTTTCTTATCTATAAAATATATATACTTTAACTGATAACCTTCATACGCTTTCCAATTTCTAAACTCACTACTCATTTTTAAATGGTATGCCTGTATAACGTGCATTGGTTTTTTAGTTTCAGGATTTATTCTTAAAGCAGTATTCTTTGCAATACCTACTAACTTAAACCCACTAGCTCTATATATTGTTCCATCTCCACATTGTGTTCCATCTGCAAAGCTAATTATCCATTTTATTTGAGGTGCGTTTTTCTTTATTAATTTCACAGCAATACTTATACATCTACTTTCACTATATTTAGGTAAAAAATCATTAAAAGCCATTCTATTTAATTCTATAAACTCATTCCACCCTGTTCCATCTACCAAATTAATTGTTCCTTTTTTATTTATACTAGGTCCAAAACTCATTACTCCGTGTAAACGTTTATCTAAAAAGCAGCCAAAATGTAAAGTGCTATTTGGAACAACTTTTCCTGAATAATGTTGTTTCTTTACAAAAGTATTGGCGACTTTGCTTGTTATAACTTTAACTATTATTTCTTTCGCTCTCCCCATTTTAATTGTGGAGATGTGCAGGTTCGAACTGCATAAAACCCCTATTGGTCATCCCCTGTTATCCATTTTTGTTTTTTTCTAAACACCTGACTATCTTTTGGATATTCTATACATTTTTTTTCTAGATAACTTCTTATTCCTTTATTAAGTGGATAAATATATAAATATCTAAAAGAGTTGATTATCTTTCCTTCTCCAAATAAATACTCTCCTACTTTTTGGCTTCCTAATTTTACAATTTCTCTAGGCACTCTACCAAAACGCATTGGAGAAATAATATTTTTATACTCTCCTTTTAGCGTATAGTAAAAATCATTACAAACTTCTTTTCCAAAATACAACCAACTACTCGCTTGATAAACAATACCACAATCATTCTTACATCCTCCTGCGTGTGTTATTAATAGTTTCACTTTCGTATTATCTTTGAATAATTTATAAATTTTTCCTAACACATAACTTTCAGCATTATGTCCTAAAATATCTGACAGATTCATTCTTTGCATTTCTATAAATTCATTATCATTAATTTTAGGAACTATCTTTTTTACTTTTTGTTCTGTACTAGGACTTAATCCAAAGGTAATAACTCCCCTCAATAATTTATTATAGAAAACTCCAAAACAAACTTTCGGAATTGGAAATGTTTTCATATAATGATTTTCAATAGTATATCTTTTTGCTGTTTTACTATCTATAATCTTTACACTTACATCTTTTAGCTGTTCGTTTTTCTCCATTCAGTTATTAATAAATACAAAGCATTTCCATTACTGTTTTCATTTCCATAAGTTTCTACATATTTATATTCTTCAGTATGTTTTATATCTTGTACTGCTTCTTTTATTATATTACTTTGCTCACTACTTAATGTATATGTTATTTGTTCTAAATTGCTTTTATCTCCATCAGGCAAACTAAACACATCGCTAGTTTCAATGTCATCTTCATTCTGCCATACATCTAAACCCCATTCAGCAAGTTGTACGCTATCCCATTCATTAGCTAACATATCCCACTCCCACTCTCCAAAACCTACATTGTCTTTTACGATAAACTCTTTCTTTTTTTCTTCAGTAAGTCCTTCAGCTACTTCTATCCATACTTCTTTAAGCCCTGCATCTTTACTAGCCTTTAATCTCATATTACCACCAAGCACAACCATATCTTCATCTACGATAATTGGTCTTAGCTTTAGCATTTCAGGGAACTCCTGTATTGACTTTACTAACTTTTTAAACTTATCATCTTTTATTAATCTAGGATTATTAGGATTTCCTTTTATTTTGTATAACTTAACTTGTTGTTTCATAGTATATAATAGAATTTATTTATATTCATTTGGTGCTTCTAAATGTAGTCCTAAGTCTACTGCTGCCCATGCTCTTATTTCTTCACAGTATTGATTGAACTCTTGCTTGTCTAGTTCTTTAGTTTTTTTAATTATAAATCTTTTCTTTAGTAGTTCGTGCATTTCGAATTTATGATAACCTGTATATTCTCCTATTGGTTTTACTATACATTTCCAATAGTATTTATTTTGTCTTTCACTTCTAATTAAATGGTTCATTAATTCCTCTTTCTCCACATAGTTTTTCTTTAGCACTATCCCACATTTTATCTCCTTTATTCCCTAATGTAGGCTCTGTTCTTATAAGATCAGGCATACCTTCCTCTGGTTCACTTTCCATATATTCTCCACATTCACATAGAGCTTCTTTAGCTACCCATTTATTTTTATGAATTAATGTAACCTTTCCTAACTGTTTCTCGTTACCACATTGACACTTATACAGAGCCATCATGTAATCTATCTAATTCAAAGTGTAAATGGTTTATAGCTTTCCTTATATCTTGTACCATAGGATTATCTTCCTTTTTTCCTGCTCTTAATAAATATGTAATAGCAGTTCCTAAATTGTAATTATCAGATTGAAAATCCTCTACAACTTTTCTCGCTTCATACTTATGTATTTTCCCTATATAGTATTCTGGTATTTTATCCATTCCTTTTTGGTATTGTGGTACTTTCATTAACTCTATCGTTAGATAAAGCACCTGTTCGTGTTTCAAATTTATCCAAGTTTTCTTTAAACTCTTGTTGTTCTTTAACTTCTTCTTTATATTCTAAGTAGCTAACTATGATAGCTGCAAATAATACAAGACCTACAATGATTCCGATTGCTGTGTACATTTTTCTAGTATTTTAATTAAACCTTTTTGTGTGTGTAAAGGTCTAGGTTTCATGCCTTTACGATATTCTTCTGGATTAAATATTAATTTAACCTCACGCACTTTTGTTTCTTCTTTGTCGTGGTATTTTATAATCCACCTACTTGAATGGTGCATCTTATGTCTTTTTAAGTGTTTTAAGTATGTCATTTCTTTTTGTGTTTGTTATAAATATCTTTTATTCCATTTAAGCAAGTGCTTAAACAACTACTACAATTCGTTCCTGTTTCATAATTAGTTCCGTGTATTACGTTATATAGTTCTATCATTTTAGCTTTTGCTTCATGATCTTTTGCCCTTCCTGATTTTACATGAGGATAAACTTCAAAAACTTCATTCAATATATCTTCTGGAATAACTTTAAGTGGTTCTACATCCCTTGTTTTATTCCATTTTTTTACAGGACAAGACATTACAGCAATTCTGGATTTGATTTTCATAAAGCATAAACACTTTTTACATTGTCCTGTTAATTTAAAGTAGTATAGACATTCTTTACAGATAGCCATTCTATCTTTATACACATTATCAGTAACAAAAAACTTATTCATTTAATTCTTCTTTAAGTATTTCTCTTACTTTGTCTATTGTTGTAAATAAGCTATTTCTACTTATTCCTGTTTTCTTTGCGAGTGAATCAAGTGTGTTCCCTTCGTAATAATATAATTTAAAAATAGATGAATCATACCAAAACATTTTATCAAGCTGCTCATCAATTTTTTCTAATTTTTTCCATTTCTCTGTACCTATAAATTCTTTTTTGCATAGGTTTTCTATACTTCTGTTAATTTCTTTATTAGTCAAAGAACTATTAGTAGTGTAATAATTATTAATATGAGTATAGTATTTTTTGTATTTATAATAAAAAGGGCTGCGTTTACTTGTTAAAGCTCTTTTTAATACTACTGCCCCATAACGCACAATCCCATTTATCCCATCTTTTTCATATATATTTTTTAATACTGAAGGATTCATACTGAGAAAATATATATAAAGTTCTTGTACCGCATCCTCTATGTCTGTTTTATTATGTGTAATACCATAGCACATCTCCTTAAATTTTTCGCTTAGCTCTGCTATTTCTAAATAAATCTTATTCATTGATTAGCTCTAATTTTTCTATCTTATCAATTACATCTTGTAGCATTTCATTTAATAAAATTTTATAAGACCTTACTGTGGCTATATTTCTTTTAGTCTCTACCCCTGCAAAAAAGCCATTAGTCATTATAGAAACATTAACAGGTAATATCATGATCCAATCATACCAATTATTTGTATCTTGTCTAACATTATTTCCATAGTTGTTGTGATATTCTATAACAATATCTAGTAATTCTTTATAAGCTTCCCACCTTGTGTCATTTGCCACATCTCTTACAAAATCTTTAGTCATTGATATATATGCTTCTAATAAGACTTCATGTTGTTTATTAGCATATATAGGCTTCCTCATTTTTCAAAGTTAGAAATTTTTTTATTCAATTCCTTTTTCTTTTTTTATTTTATTAACAAACAACTTATAATAACTTATCTCTTCTTCATAATCTATCCTGGATAGTTTTACTGTTTGCTTTGCTTTGTATTGTAATTCTTCAGCAGTTCCTTCTCCATATTTAGCATCTAGTTTAATTCCGAACATGTACTGTTCTCCTTGCCCAAATAAATTATCTTTGGCTGATTGTGGTTGAACATTGATCTCGCAGTATCTCGTGGCTAGGTTTTTTCTGCTCATGAAATGACCTGCGTGTATCTGTTTATAATGATAAACCCTGCCAGAGGTGAAGCATTGTACCATACCTTCATCTGTGGCGTCTCGAAGTCTTATATAAAGACTAAACCACTTATCAAGTTCTTTTTTTAATTTAGATATACTCTTTTTCAAAATAAGGATTCTTGTTTATGTAGTTGTGTAACTTGACTTTTTTTATAATTAGGGCGGGACCCTGATAACTCAAGCCCTGTTATAAGAGTATGTATAGTTAAACCTTTAGGGAAACCTCTTCTGCCATTTTCATGCCAAGCTATTATATCCCCATTTAATAATTTCAATTTATAAGTCATAAGATTAAAATCATAGGGGCCATCATAAGGACCTATAATATTTATTATTGTTGCATTCATATTTTTAGACATTTAGTTTAAATTTTACTGGTTCCCCATTTAATAAGGCAATTGTTTTATCTATATTATTTGAATATATATGAGCATTGCCAATAAAAAAAGTAATATTATCTAATGGTATATCGATCATGCGGCTAATTAAAAAAGCATGATATATATCGCTAGGTAACCCTAAATTACTATCCGCTGATCTTTGATATACTGTAATATATAATTTATTATTACTGATCTGAAATTGAAATAATGATAAACATGGTAGCTGACTAGTCTCTACTCCTGTTTCTCCTATAAATAGCATATAATTTTTAGAAGGTCTTTTCTCTTTATTTATCTTTTCTATTAAAGCTGGTAGTTTTTTAAAATAAGTAGGATAAGTATTTACCATATTCGGGGCACAATAATTCCACCAGGTAATCCCTACTGCATTATAATCTTTTACAGATGTTACCCCGCTGCAATATAATTCTAACTCCTTAGAAAGCTTCTTTTTAGCTATCGGGTGTTCTGTGATTATTCTTAGTACGTCCTCTAAATTCATCGATAATACTTCATTTAATAGATATTTAATATCCCCTTTCTTATTTTTTTGTTCTTGACCATTGGTTAAAATCTTACTGAGTAGTTTATAATATTTATTCATTTTAATAATTTTTGTGATTGATAAAATGGTACAGCTTTAGGGTCTTTCCCAAGTGTCGTAACCTGGTATTCGGCATCATTGATATTTTTCTTATGACTTATAGTCCAACGATAAAAAGTCTTTATATTTAAGAATGGTTCAAAATCGCAAAACCTTACCCCCTGATAAAATGCTTCTTGTATCTGATTGAAAGTCAAGCGTTTAAATCTATTTTCTCTTATTAAATCTTCTGCAAATATTTTAGCTAATGCAGCCATTGTCTTACCATCTGTTCTATGACCTAACTCTATTGAAGTTTTAGCTATTAATTCATATACTTTTTCAGTTAGTTCTTTTAGGTTTTCTTGGCTTAATGGTTTCATAATAGTTCTTTACCTTTTAAATATTCATTTAATTGCACATCTATTTTTGACATGGTTTTTGGCTTATCCCATTTCTTTTGGTTTTTCGCCCAACGCAATAATCGTAATTTTATTTCAAATGTGCTTTGTTTTTGATAACGCATTTTATTTTTACCTTCTGTCCAATAGTTAATAAAATCTTCTAACATATCTTTTGGGTAATCATAAGTCATAACCTGATTAATAAATTTCTCCTTTATAGATATATTATTACTTGTAGTATTAATACTTGTAGTATTCTCTTTGCTCATTTTGTAGTTAGCCCTATCAGCTATTTGTGCTATACCTATAATCCTTTTTGTTATTTGTTTATTAGAATTGCGTTCTATTTGAACAGTAATAAATCCTAATTTGTTAAGGTCACTTATCCACCTAGATACTGTATTTTTACTAACTCCATATAGTTCTGCAAAGTAGTTATTACTTGCGAAGCAGTACCCTAACTTATTACTCAATGCTGTGATCTCTCCGTATAATAATTTAGCATTAGGCTTTAAGTTAGAGTACCTTACATTAGCAGGTATATTTGCATAGTAGCTAGGTTTTTCTTTCATAGAATTTCCATTGAATACTTATAATCTTCCAATGCAAACTTAATATTTTCTAATTGATTAGAAAAGTCCATGTAAGAAGTTTTAATCAAAGTACCGACCTCACCTGATCTAATTAATATACATACTTCTTGCTTTTGATTTTCTTTCACGCCATTTTTTAATAGATAATCTTTCATGTAATATTTATCTATAAAAATCTGTTTAGTTTGGTCTATCTGTTTGTAAGCCATATAAACCTTATTAAAAGCATCACGATATTTATCCCAAGTGTAATTAGCTGAATGCTTTTTCTCATAATGATAAATTAAGCTTCTGTTACGCTTTAATACTTCAGCTATAGTTTTATGATGTATTCCTTCTTCAATCCTACCAATAACACCTGCTATTTGTCTTGCAATATTTAACTCTTGCTTTCTGCTTTTGTGTGAAAGTGAACCTTTACGTAATCCTAATACACTTGTAGTTAAATTACATATATCAATAAAGTTGTCTTTTGATGTCATATTAGAAAGGTAAATCGTTATTAGATTCTTTATTAGGGTTTTCATTCATTACCCAAGCCACAAATTTATCTGCAATCGCTATACATTCCTCTGGGCTTTCTGAATTGTCACCACAATAATCTACTGCTGCTTTTAAACTGCTTTGTCGTACAATTAGTTCTTGCACATTGTGATCTTTCTTGTAACCTCCTGAATATCCACCACTTACGCTGCCCTTTGTAAAGTCTGGTTTATTGTAAACAGGTTTTACTTTAGGGAATTGACCACCAACAAATTCATATTCCATTTCTTGTCCTTCTACAAATTTATCTTGGTCTTTAGATTTAGATGAATATTCACCTATATCACCATTTTCCATTTCTACTTCAAATTTGTACATCAAGCCAAATTTCCCTTCCCAAGTTCCATTAGCTTGTACGTTTTTTACTTTACTTTTTTTAATCATGTTTTCTTTTTTTTAGTGTTAATAATTGTGTTAAAAATAATAAATTATTTTGTTTTTATATGTTTTATTAATTGTTCTTTTATATATTCTAAATGTTCTGTATCAATCCATTCTAAAAAGTTATAAGCATCAAAACAGATTTGAAAGTCTTTACCATATTCATCTGTTCCTCTTAAATATAGTTCTCCGTCACAACATTGGAATGTATTAATATTATTCATTCTTTTGTGTATCAATTCATCCTCGTTTTCTGTAAATTCTATTGGTTGTTCTAACTCAGGCATTTCCATAAGTTTGTCTTGTAGTTCTTTTCTTGTTGGTTCTTCTAACGGTATTGGTATCATATCATTATTATTAGTGGTTTATTTTCATTTTTTTTAAATCTTCTATTGCGTCATCCCAAGATGAGCCAGAATGTTCCTTGCAATCTATACATATATCTGTTTCTCCTAAAAACTTAGCTTCACAACAAGCTGATATATTACTAAACACATCTTCGCATTCACATTCAAGTCTTTCAGCACATATAATACATGGTTGATGATCTTCGCAATACTCATCACTCATTTCAATTTCTTTATCGCAATCATATATAGTGCATTTAGGATTCTCCCCATTGAACTGTGTAGGATCATGCCCATTTAAAGTCATAAAAAAATCTTTATTTATTATAGACATAACATTATAAGTTTAGTGATTAATACTACTAAGACTACTCCTAATGTTGCAATAGTAAACTTAGCCATGAACTCCTCTGCTTTATTTTCCTTTGATTTAATTTCACTATAAGCATAATCATTTAACTTATTCATATACTTTATTTCCTTTGTTTGTTTATCATAACAACACTTAAAAAATCGTAGAAATTCCTCTCCATTCATAATCTGTTGTTTTCTTGATGTTCTGTGTGTAACTATAAACTGTGTCATTTTCATATCTTATTGGTTAATATGAAACAAAAGTAATATAATTATTTGAATTAACAACTATATAAACATATTTATTTACAAAGTTATTAACAATTAGTATGTTAACTACTATTGATTCTCTAAGCGTTTTAAAGTGCTTTGTAGTATGTTGCCCTAGAGAAGTTCTAAAAGTGCCTGTGAGCGCTAAAGGGGGG